TAAAAAAAGGTACAAAAAAGAAGGGGAATCGAACAGTTAATAACTGTGTAAAAAAATCTTAAAAATTTAAGGTATGAGTGATAATCCTAATTTAAAAAAGAACGGTGGGGACGGGACAGCTGTAGGGAAGGCGTTAAGATTTTTAGCTGCTCAAGGAAAAAAGTTTGCGCCAGAACTGCTAGATATGGCAGGATCATTAACTGGTGTTGAAGCATTAAGTAAATTAGGTGATGCAATTAAAGGTGATCCTGAGTTATCTGAATTAGATAAAAAAATATTACTCGCTGAACTAGAAACAGATGCAGTTAGGGAACAAGAAATAACTAAACGATGGGAAGCCGATTTGCATTCAGATAGTTGGTTATCAAAAAACGTACGACCATTAACATTAACATTTCTATTAGTCTGCATGTTTTTGTTTGTTATATTAGATAGCACAGATTCAATACCATTTAATATAGATGGAGAATGGATAGATCTCCTTAAAGCACTTATGATAACTGCCGTTGGTGGTTACTTTGTAGTTAGATCAGGAGAAAAAATAACAAACAAACTAAAAAAATAACCATAAACACAAACATAATCATGAACAAGTACGACAAAAAAATGATGCATGAAAGAGAATTAATCTATGATGCAAAAGGACAACTTCACCGAGCTGACAAAAAATATAAAGCTGGTGATAAAAAAGCAAAACAAACAATGATTCACGATCGTGAATTAATATACGATGCTAAAGAAGCTATTCACCGAACTGATATGGATAAAAATGGAGGACACCCTATCCATAAACACATGAGAAAATAACAGATAGGACTGTATAAACCTAAATAAACATAAACATAACCATAAACAAAAACAAAAACAAAATGGCAAAATTCATTAAATTTAACGTAAAAAATTCAGCAGCTGTACAGCCACTAGGACCAACAGAAGGAATCTTAGTAAATGTTGAAGACATCACAAAAGTAACTGCAACTGGAGCAACAGGAGCAAATGCTAAAACCTTAGTAATAGGTTTAACTGGAAGAAATTCTGAGGCTGGTTACAAAACTTTAACTTTAGCTGTATCTACTAGTATTTCGGCTGCAGTTAATCCAACATTAACATCAGGTAATGCTAACCCGTTAGTATCTGCAGTAAGATCTGCAATGACTGCTAACCCAGGAGGAGTGGTTGCTACAGTTAATGTAGGGGTCGACAATGCTGCTGCACCTAAGCAAATGTATTTCAGAACAGCTACATTCGCATAGTAAAATCAATATAGTCTTGCGGGGTCAGTTATCTCGCAAGGCTTTTTAATATCAATTAAATCAAATAAAAATGAGTAAAGTAAAAACAATGGAATCAAAAGAACAATCAATTAGTAAAGACCAATTAGAAAAAGTACAAGCGTTGCAAAGTGATTTGCAAAGGTATTGTGCTCATATTGGAGGACTAGAGGTTGAAAAAGCAAAAGCAATTTATCAAATAAACATGCTTGAAAAAGACATGGAGGATTTTAAAAAATCCATAGAAGATGAATATGGCCCTATTAATATTAATTTAACTGATGGCACTTACGACAAAGTAGAGCCCGCAGACAAAGAATAGGGTTATGAGCAATATTATAAGAAAGATAAGTATAGGTGCCGACTACAAGAACGAAGCAATGCATTACTCTGTTAAGCAGACAGTTTACGGTGGGCATGAAATTTCTCATATAATATTTGAAGAGTCAGATAATTCTTATAATATATTTATAAAAAAAGAAGACGAGATAATGCCATGGAAGAAATTTAATTCTAACATGGCTATATCCGTTGAGTATGACCTAGAGTACTAATGAGAAGTATATACGATTTTATCATAAAGCCTGTAGGGCAAAGATATGATAATCAGGTTAAGGTTGGAGAAGTGGACCTTATAACCAACACTTCTATAGAAAGTTTTAAACACGTTAATAATATAGCTGAGGTTGTTGAAACCCCTGCAGCGTTTGCAACGCCAATAAAAAAAGGTGATCTAATAGTCGTTCATCATAATGTGTTTAGAGTTTTTTATGATATGAAAGGACTTAAAAAAAATAGTAGATCGTTTCTTAAAGACGGGCTTTTTATGTGTGCAATAGATCAAATATATTTGTACAAGAATAAAAAGAATTGGAAATCATTCGGCGATAGATGCTTTGTCGCTCCGGTCAAAAATAAAGACCCTTTTAGCAGCGATAAAACGGCTAGCCTTATTGGTATACTAAAAATAGGCAATAAGTCCTTAAAACGCGCTGGAATCAGTCCAGGAGACATAATTGGTTTTACACCTAATAGCGAATGGGAATTTGTTATAGACGATCAGATTATGTACTGTATGAAATCAAATGATATTGTTATAAAGTATGAACTCGATAGAAACGAAGAAGAATATAATAGCCGCTGGGCGGGAAGCAATTAAAGAATTAGTAAAGGTAGCAAAAGAAAAGATCGTTGACTCAGAAGAAGATATATCTGCTGACAGACTTAAAAATGCTGCCGCTACTAAAAAGCTTTGTATATTTGATGCTTTTGAAATATTAAGTAAAATTCAAGAGGAAGAAAGTATGATTGCTGAATCAAACAATAAAGCAAATAAACCTGCGTTTAAGGGGTTTGCAGAAGGGAGATCTAAGTAATGGCGTACGAACAAACTTTATACAGGGTTGTAAAAGATCATATTAAACCAGCTGTCATTAAAAAGAAAAACCGATATTCCAAATGGGAGTACGGATATAATGCTGAGTACGATACCGTTATAATTAGTAAAACAGGTAAGATTGGTGAGATCTATGAAATAAGTGGTATAATGATTGCTTTACCTAAAGCGGAAGGCGCAAAAGACCTAGGTGACGGCAAATGGAAAGCTGTAGAATACCCTAAGTCATTAAAAAAAATTAAAAGTGTTCAAGATTGGAACGCTTATCCAAATAGTTTTAAAGAACAATGGCACCCATATATAGATGAAGAATTTGAAAGACGCGAAAAAGGTTTTTGGTTTATTAATAAAGGTAAGCCTACTTACATTACTGGTACTCACTATATGTACTTGCAGTGGTCCAAAATTGATGTCGGATTACCGGACTTTCGAGAATCTAACAGATTATTCTACATATTCTGGGAGGCCTGCAAAGCGGATAGGAGATCGTACGGTATTTGTTACCTTAAAAATCGACGCTCTGGATTTTCATTCATGTCGTCGGGAGAAACAGTTAATTCAGCTACGATATCTTCAGACTCTAGATTCGGTATATTATCTAAATCAGGTGCTGATGCCAAGAAAATGTTTACAGATAAAGTTGTACCGATCTCGGTAAATTATCCTTTTTTCTTTAAACCAATACAAGACGGTATGGACCGTCCGAAAACAGAACTAGCATACAGAGTACCCGCTTCTAAATTTACAAGACGTAAGCTAGAAGATAACCAAGCAGCTCAAGAGCTTGATGGATTAGATACAACTATCGACTGGAAAAACACAGGTGATAACAGTTATGATGGTGAAAAATTAAAACTATTGGTTCATGACGAATCAGGCAAATGGGAAAAGCCAACTAATATACTTAACAACTGGCGAGTAACAAAAACTTGTTTAAGATTAGGTAGTAGAATTATCGGAAAGTGTATGATGGGGTCAACATCAAATGCTTTAGACAAAGGAGGCAAAAACTTTAAAAAATTATATGATGGATCAGATGCATCGGCTAGAAACAAGAACGGTCAAACTAAAACGGGCTTATACAAACTTTTTATTCCTATGGAATGGAATTATGAGGGTTTTATTGATCAGTATGGCTATCCTGTGTTTGATATTCCAACGAAAGAAACATTAGATCCTCAAGGTAATGTTATTACAGAGGGTGTTATACAACACTGGGAGAATGAAGTTGAAGGCTTAAAAGACGATGCCGATGCCTTAAACGAATATTACAGGCAGTTTCCCCGTACGGAACAACACGCTTTTAGAGATGAAGCTAAGCAATCTATATTTAATCTTACAAAGATTTATCAGCAAATAGATTACAATGAAGAATTGAAGAACTCTGCTATGGTTACCCAAGGTAACTTTCAGTGGGAAAACGGTGTTAAGGATACTAGAGTAATGTTCTATCCTAATAAAAACGGTAGGTTTTTTATTACTTGGGTTCCGGATCAAGAACAACAAAATAACTTAATAATAAAAAATGGCATTAAATATCCTGGTAATGAGCACATGGGAGCTTTTGGATGTGATAGTTATGATATTAGTGGTGTTGTTGGTGGCGGCGGATCTAACGGATCGCTTCATGGATTAACAAAGTTTTCAATGGAAGACGCTCCACCTAACCATTTTTTCCTTGAGTATATTGCAAGGCCATCAACAGCTGAAATGTTTTTTGAAGATGTGCTAATGGCTTGTGTTTTTTATGGGATGCCTTTGCTAGCAGAAAACAACAAACCTAGATTGCTTTATTATTTAAAGCGTAGAGGATACAGAGGTTTCAGTATAAACAGACCGGACAAAACATATAATAAATTATCTATAGCTGAAAGAGAAGTAGGCGGAATACCTAATTCAAGTGAGGACATAAAACAAGCACACGCTTCGGCTATTGAAACATATATAGAAGATTTTATAGGAGAAAAGAAAGATGGATATGGGGATATGTATTTACAAAGGACTTTAGAAGATTGGGCTAAGTTTGATATAAACAATAGAACTAAGCATGATGCTTCGATAAGTTCAGGGTTAGCTTTAATGGCTTGTAATAAACATAGGTATAATCCTAAAGGTATAACAAAAATTAAATCTTATTCTTTGGGTTTTAAAAAATATAATAACGAGGGGACTACTTCAAAAATAATATAATAAATGAATATAAGTACAAATACTAATAGCTCATTCCCGGATCAGGTTGTAAGTGATGCAGAGAAAGCAACGTGGGAATACGGGCTTCAGGTTAGTAGAGCTATTGAGCAGGAATGGTTCAATTACGGAGGAAGTGGTTCAAACCGTTATGCTACAAACTGGAATAATTTTCATAATTTAAGACTATACGCCAGAGGAGAACAAAGTGTGCAGAAGTATAAAGATGAATTAGCTGTTAACGGTGATTTGTCTTATCTTAATCTAGATTGGAAGCCAGTTTCTGTACTAACTAAGTTCTCTAATATTGTTTGCAATGGTATATCTCAAAAAGAGTTTGATCTTAACGCTTATGCACAGGATCCAGAATCCATAGCTAAAAGAACAAAGCAGCAGCAGGCTATATTATATGATATGACGATGCAGCAAGACATCGCTATAGCCGCTCAAGTGTTTGGCAAAGATATATCTAAGTCAGGCATGGACAACCAACAACTCCCTGATACACCGGAAGAGCTGGAATTGTTTTTACAGTTAAAACCTAAAACGGCTATCGAAATAGCCGAAGAGGAAGCTATTAACGCTGTTTTAGCAACCAACGAATTTGACCTTACTAAGTCCAGAATAAATCAAGATTTAGTAAACATAGGAATAGGTGTTACAAAAACCTCTTTTAATCCCGCTGAGGGAATTGTGGTAGATTATGTTGATCCTGCTTATTGCGTTTGGTCTTACACAGAAGATCCTCACTTTGGCGATATATATTACGTAGGTGAAGTTAAATCTATAACTATACCAGAGCTTAAAAAAGAATTTCCTAATATATCAGACGAAGAGTTAGAAAGAATTCAAGACATGCCCGGCAATCGAAGAATGATTCGAGGCTTTGAAAGCTATGATTACAATACTGTTCAAGTATTGTATTTTGAATACAAAACATATACCGACCAAGTTTTTAAAATAAAGAAAACAGATTCAGGTTTAGAAAAGGCAATTGAAAAAAC